AACCGGGCCGAAACGGCGGAGAGTCGCCTGAAGGAGCTGGATGATAAAACCGCAACAAGCCTGGTGGATGACGCAGTAACCTCCGGGAAAGTCGCGCCAGCAAATCGCGAAATGTATCTGGCGCTTTGCCGTACTGAAGAAGGCCGTCAGCAGTTTACCGCCTTCATGCAAACCGCGCCGGTACTGGTCAACGCAGACCCGACCAAAGGGAAAGAGAACAACGGTCAGGCTGAACTGACCGAAACTGAGCTGGCGATGTGCCGCAGCATGGGCCTCACCAAAGAAGAGTTTCTCGCCGCTAAACCGAAACAGGAGCAATAAGAATGCCGCAACCGTCAGCAGAAGTTCTGCATGCGCTCACCACGTCGCTGAGCGCTGCATTTACCAAAGGCCTCACCGGGGTCACTCCGCAGTATCTGCGCATCGCAACTGTCGTTCCAAGCAGCGCAGCTTCAAACACGTATGGCTGGTTATCAGATTTGCCGGGTATCAAAGAATGGGTCGGCGATCGTCAACTGACCGAGCTTTCTCAGCATGGTTACACCATTAATAACAAGACCTGGGAAAGTTCCATTCGTGTACGGCGTGAAAACATCGAAGACGATCAGATTGGTCAGTACAGCGTCATTGCTCAGGCATATGGCCAGCAGGTATCTGAGTTCCCGGACACGCTGAGCTTCCCGATGCTTGTTGCTGGATTCAGCACCCTCTGTTTCGACGGCCAGAACTTCTTCGATACCGACCATCCGATGGCGGGTGGAACCTACAGCAATATTGTTGGCGATGTCACTACTGATGCAGGCGAGCCGTGGTTCCTGATTGATGAGTCACAGGTGCTGAAACCGATCCTGTTCCAGGACCGTCGCGCATTCGACTTCAAGTCACTGGATGACCTTAACAGTGAGCATACATTCCTCAAGAACGAATTTCTGTTTGGCGTGGATGGCCGTTGCAACGTCGGCTTTGGTTTCTGGCAGACCGCCTGTGCTTCCCGCGCGCCTCTGAATGCGGCCAACTATGAGAAGGCTGTTGCCGTTCTTCAGGGGATGAAACGCGAATCGGGTTCCCCGCTGGGTATTCGTCCTACCACGCTGGTTGTCGGTCCGAAAAATCGTGCAGCGGCGAAGAAAGTTATCGACGCCATGCTGGTCGATGGTGGTGACTCCAACATCTATTACAAAGATGTGGAAATCGTTGATACCCCGTTCATCACCACGCCTGCTGCACCGGCACCTTAACCGTCAGTTTCCGTTTAATCCGTTACAGCAGGTTAAAGCCTGCTGTAACCCACCTTTAAGAGGATGGAACAGTGAGTGGAACGAAAGAAAAAACAACGGGTAAGCAAAACGCTAAAGGTCGCGCTGGCAAGGTTTCAGCGCAGGAAATGGCACCGGCTGATGCACTTAACGCGGCGGGAGCTGAACTGCCAGCAACATTGCCAGGGCACTACGCTGCGGTGGGTTCGCGAGCCATCGGTGTAAGTGCCAGTGCGGTTGATGAGAGTCTGACAGAGGCAGGCTTAGCGTCAGGAGGCCATTCATCTGCACTCAACATGATCCCTCTTTCAATGCCTGAAACGAGTGATGTGCAGGTGCTTGAGGTACGTGCGGTTAACGAGCACGGCTTCTGGCGCTGCGGTCGTTTCTGGCCACGTCAGC